GGCGAGCCGCGCCGAGTTCGAGCGGCTGTTGGGGCAGGATCCTGATCGCCTGACGGATCTGCAGCGGGCGGTTCGCTTCCTCTATGTCCAGCGCCTCGCCTTCGGCGGCAAGGTCAAGGGCCGTGGCTTTGGCGTGGATGCGGCCTCGCCTGCGCGGTTCGACGTCAGCAAGATCGAGCCCATGCTCGCCGACGTCCACGAAAGGCTGCAATCCGTCGTCATCGAGCGCTTGCCCTATGCCGACTTCATCCGCCGCTATGACCGGGAGGGGGCGCTTTTCTACCTCGACCCGCCCTATTGGGCCTGCGAGCGGGATTATGGCCCCGGCGTTTTCAGCCGCGCCGACTTCGCCGCGCTGGCCGAGCAGCTGGCCGGGATCAAAAGCCGGTTCCTGATGTCGCTCAATGACAATGAAGGGGTGCGTGAGACCTTCGCCGCCTTCTCCATCGCCGCGATCGACACCACCTACAGCGTCGGCGGCAAGCCGACCAAGGCGGGGGAAGTGCTGATCAGCAATTTCCCGCTGCCTGCGAACGACGCCTGAGTGCCTGCCCCTGCACTTCGCGGTGCGGGGGCACCACTGCAGTCTGAAAGCGACCAGTTTCAGACCCGATGACCGTTTTGGACTTGATCAGAAAGCTGCCGTTTGGCCTGTACGATTGCGTCTTTCAAATTGCTGTATCGGAATGCGCCCACGCAAAACGAGTCGATTGGTCGGCGCGTAATCCCGAGCTTTAGCATCTCGTTGACTTCCGCTTCGGTGAGAGGTGTCAGTCCCAGTCTCGATCCATGTTCCAGTTCCCGATCCGTTGTCACGGTGCGTTCTCCGCAGGAGCGACATGGAACATCTCAGGTATCCTTGTCCGATCTTGCCTTAGAAATCGGTTACGAGTCTGGTATGCCTTGCTACTGACTTCGCCGTCTGCAAACTGGCGCGCTAACAAGCTCTCATTCCTTTCCACGACTTTCATCAGAAATCTGAGTTCCTCGTCATAATCAGTCGCTTTCGTTGCCCGTTCCTGGGTGAAGACATGGGCACCATGCTCAGGATACGGAGTGGCGTTGACTAGCTGCCGGGTATGTAGAGAGGCGTCGCGATGAAATTCATACACCGTCCGGGTTGCAGCTGATTCAGCGTTCATGATAGAGGTCTGTTCTTGAGCAAGCAAGAAGTTCAGGTCGTGATGTGGCAAATCAGACTGAACACATCCGCCATCGTCTTCCCACCGCCCAATATTGGGATCGCGTGAAGACGTTTTATCTGTGAGCCGGGCCATCGTTCTGCTCCCTTGCATTTGAGCGGGAGCGCGTATCATCTCTCGGCCGTCCACATGCGAAATCTGCTGAACGGTAGACCGTAGATGGGTAGCCGGTCCGCAGATTGCAATGAGTAGGGAGGAAGCGTCCGGTTCGCTCTGCCCATCGGATCGGATCATCGAAAGCCGTTGTTCCTCTTCCCACCCAAGCAAACCATTCACGCTTTGACCAAAGCCGGATTAAACGGCGAGGATACCTCGGCCGACTGACACGATATTCGCGGATGGCAGCTACTCACCCGGCCTCGTCGCGGATTGAACGCCGTGCGACGACCTTTAGGCCTTGTCAGTCATTGTTGCGGGGGTCTTCATTGCGCTGATCTGCATGACGTAGAGAATCAATCCGCTCTCGTCCGTCACATCGATTTGCCAATCTTCATCAACCCAAACCAACTCAGCATGATCTTTTAATAACTCACCTACGAATCGGGCCATTTCCACTCGGAGGCCGGTCAGGTCATCGCTCTCCACCTTCAGCGTCTCGGCAATGTGCGACGCCGTTCGAATATTGATATAATAGTTTTTCATCCGGTCCCTCTGCGCTCAGAGCGAAGGAGCTTTCAATCGGTTCCAGCCTGCTTATTGACTTATGTCATTCCTTCTTCAAACAGGTTGGCTGTTATCGATCCCCCGAGGCAAGCTAATCGCCTTCTTCGCCCGCATATCAGGTCAAACAAGTCCGTTAGGTGCCCGCCGCACCATGTGGTATACTGACGTATCGCGGTTCTGATTTTCCAGACATGCCGTGACTGAGAGACAACCGCGCTCCCGCTCGACGAGGAGAGTGACATGTCCACCTCACCAAACATACCATTCCCGCTACCACTACGGCAGACTGTTCTCCATGAGAGGATCGAGCGGCAGGGGCTTGCACTAGGTGCTTCACGGGAACGAACGTTCCGCGCCCGTGCCCTATTGCAACAGAACGAACGCAATCTACAAGCCGCCATGGACTGTTGGGAGAACGAAGGCGGCACTGCCACCGGCGTTCCGCCAGCACCGAAGCTCACCATTCGACGGAAAGTCAGCACCCTTCAGTTTCCCGCTGATCTATTTCGCGATGACACGTTGGGGCGTGCGGTCATTCTGAACGCAGTTCTGGTATTGATGGCTGCGACTATTATCGTTGTTCTCTTCAGTTGATGAGACTTTTCTGAAACGAATAAAAAATAAGATGGAGAGAACGATGAAGCTTACCCGGAGTCATTTGGATCTAGCAGCCGTACTGATCAAAGCTCAGTTAAAGCTGCCGTTGGTCCAGAACAAAACACATATCAAGTTAAAGAATCTTGAGAACTTGCTAACCACTGCACGAGATCAGGTAGGTTGTGGTGATCTTTTGACCCGCGCTGACATACGTCATCTCAATAAAGCCTTTGATGAGCTGTCAGAACGGTAATCGTGGCTGCTGCTCTCATCGGCCATGGTTGCCGCGAATGTCGGCACGTGGTTGTTCGTGCTTGAACTGCGAACTTCGCTCATGGGTCAATCGCGGCAGCTTCTTTATCAAGAGCCTTGGCCCGATCACGCGCCGCATCGCGTAACTGTGCTGCCTTCGCCTCGAGGTCCTCGGCCTCAACATCGGCTTGCCGCTGGTAATTTTCTCCCTCGGCCTCCAGCGCTTCCGCAGAAGCCCGCCTGGCTTTTCGAGCGGCATTATTTGCTCGATCCTGCACCTTACCCGCTCTCTCTGCAGGGCCGGAGCCCTTATAAGCTATACCCGATGCGTTTGCGGCAGCCTCATCTTGCTTTTTTCCCGCCTGCTCAGCGGGGCCTTCGCATCCCGCCAACCAGAGCAAAGGAAAAAAAACAAAAAATAAGCCCTTAACCGGATGGCGGCTTTCGCAGGGGGCAGATCTAAATGTTTCCGAGTAAGGTTGCGATCTGATCATTCTGAATTCCGTGGATACTGGCGCCGCAGGGGTGCGCAGCGCCGCTGACCGTTCGCCTAGCAGCGACCGCCCTCATTTTCCCAGTCGTCGAGAGCGCTGGTGAGTTCATTATTCCGCGCAGTGCTCCACCATTGTGAAGCATTTGCTCCTTCCGTGAGCTTCGCCTCTCGCCGAATATGGGTGGCTAGCCAAAGCCTCGCCGCCACAATTTTTTCATAGCCGTGGACCGATCCAGCATAGGCGATCCGCGCCACAGCGCTGACGAAATCATCCGCCCGATCCGCCTCTCGCGGCTTGGTTTTCGTAATCGTGATCATGGGAGAAACTCCCGTCATGCAAGCGGGAGCGCCCAAGTCTCTCAGTCACGGAACGCTTGCAAAAAAATCCGGTGATGAATCATCTTATCATATAACGAGCCAATCGGCTGCATTTTTCGCACCGCAGCCAACTCCGTAGCAACTGCTCCTTGGACAGGTGACTTAGCGGGCGAGAGTCTGTTTGGCCCCTACTGAGGCAAAAGCCGGACCATCGGCTCTCCACCCGTCATTGACGTTCGCCGGTCGAGATAAGCGTTCACCGGCAACGCCCTGCATTTGGATAGCAGCCTGTCCAAATGCAGGGACGCGAAAGCGGGGAGCGTGCGCGCCATGGTCCGCGCATGGCAAAGACCCAAGATCCCGAACAGCAGGTCGGCGAGGCGATCCAATATGGCGTCATCGCCTCTGTCGATTATGCCAACGCCACCTGCACCGTCACGCTGGGCGATCTGACCACCGGCGAACTGCCTTGGGTCGCCCAGCGCGCGGGCGCGGCGCGGATCTGGTCGCCGCCCTCTGTCGGTGAACAATGCGTCATCCTCGCCCCCGAAGGCGATCTGGAAAACGGGCTGGTCGTGGTCGGCCTCTATTCCGACGCCAACCCGCCGCCCTCCAACGATCCCGATGTCATCCAGATCGACATGCCCGACGGCGCGTCGATCAGCTACAATCACGCCGCCCACGCCCTCGCCGTGACGCTGCCCGCTGGCGGCACCGCGACGATCGACGCACCCGGCGGCGCGACGATCAATGGCGATGTGACGATCAACGGCAATGTCAGCATCGCCGGCACGGCGACCGCATCGGAAGACGTGATCGGCGGCGGCAAGAGCCTCAAGGGCCACAAGCATAGCGGCGTTCAGGCGGGCGATGCCCAGACCGGAGCGCCGGTCTGATGGCAGGCATGGCACGCACCACCGGCGCGCCGATCGATGGCCTCGACCATATCAAGCAATCGGTGCTGGACATCCTCTCCACCCCGGTCGGCACCCGCGCCGGTCGCCGGGAATATGGCTCCCTGCTGCCGGAACTGATCGACCAGCCCATGACGCCTGCAAACATCCTGCGGATCTATGCCGCGTCGGCGGTCGCCATTTCCCGCAATGAAGATCGCATCCAGCTGCGCCGCGTCAGCCTTGCCGCCGGGGATCGCCCTGGAGCCGCCACCATCGTCATCGACGCGGATCGGACCGACACCGCCGCCGCGAACGCCCGCACCCGCCTCGTCCTGCCCCTCTCTCTCTAGCCAAGGAGCCTCTCATGCCGTTCAAGCATGGTATCACCGTTACCGAGATCAGCACCGGCGCACGCACGCTGACCGCCGTTTCCACCGCCATCATCGGCTTGGTCGCCACCGCGTCCGACGCTGATGCTGACACTTTCCCGCTCGACCGCCCCGCGCTGGTGACGGACGTTGAAGCGGCGATCGGCAAGGCAGGCGTGCTGGGCACGCTGGCCAAGTCCCTGCGCGCCATCGCTGATCAGACCCGGCCCGTCATTGTCGTCGTCCGCGTCGCGGAAGGCGATGACGCTGCCGAAACCGCTAGCAACGTCATCGGCACCACGGATGCCAGCGGGCAGAAGACCGGGATGCAGGCGCTGCTGGCTGCGCAGGCCCGGCTGGGCGTCAAGCCGAAGATCCTCGGCACTCCCGGTCTCGAAACGCAGGCTGTCACCGCCGCCCTCGCTGTGGTGGCGCAGAAGCTGCGCGGCTTTGCCTATGCCCGCGCGCTCGGTGAGACCGTGGCAGACGCGATCCTCTATCGCGCCAATTTCAGCGCCCGCGAACTCATGCTGCTGATGCCCGATTTCCTTGCCTGGGACACGGCCACCAGCGCCAACATCACCAGCTATGCCGCCGCCCGCGCCATGGGCCTGCGCGCGCTGATCGACAGCAAGACCGGGCCGCACAAGACCCTGTCGAATGTCGCGGTGCAGGGCGTTGTCGGTCTGACCAAGGATATTCATTGGGATATCGAGGAT